CTGTTTTAAATTCCCCCCAAAACGACTCGAAAAGCCACGAACATGACTGAGAAGGTCATAGAAGGTCACCACACGCCTGTAGGGGGCTTAGAAAGGCTTGAATCGGTTTTGGGTAGGGACGCAGACGCCGAAATCCCGCTAATCGGCGTACAAACGCCCCGAATTCACACGCCGCTGAACGATTTACCCTCACGTGGGCATGAATTGGTGGATTTAGCGTCCAGTCTCAAGATCGAATTGCTTGAATGGCAGAAATTTGCGCTGGTCAACAGTCACAAAGTCAAGCCTGACGGCAGGTGGGCAACCCCAGTCAATTGCATTGTCGTAGCCCGCCAAAATGGTAAGTCGTTTTTGCAGCAGATCAGAATTCTTGGTGGCTTGTTCCTATGGGACGAAAAGTTGCAGATCGGATCGGCGCACCGCTTGTCCACGTCCCTGGAACAGTTTCGGGCAATGGTCCAGGTGATCGAAGCAAATGACGCATTGGCAAAACAGGTCAAGAAAATCCGCTGGCAACACGGCGGTGAGGAAATCGAAACAATGACTGGCAACCGTTTCATTGTTCGCGCTGGTGGATCAGCTGCGCGTGGTGTTTCCCGACCTTCAACAATTCACTTGGACGAATTGCGCGAAATGACAGACATTGAATCGTTTGCTTCATTGCGCTACACCCTCATGGCTGCCGCTAATCCAATGGTCATGGCGTACACAAATGCTGGCGATTCCAGCAGCGTTGTGTTGAACCAGTTTCGCGATAGGGCATTGGCTTCCATTGCAGGGGTCACTGACGACATTGGCTATTTTGAATGGTCAGCACCGACGGACGAAATCAGCGTGGAAAATGCACGGCATAGCAATCCTTCAATGGGAACGCTGATCCATGCTGACAACGTTCGAAGTGTTTTGAATGACCCGCCTGACGTGGTTATGACTGAAGTTTTGTGCCGCTGGGTTGTTGCCATAAATAGCGCGGTGGATTCTGCTTCCTGGGGCAATTGCCTGGACAAAACCATAGACCTAGACCCTGACAAATTGACGTGGCTTGCCATTGACCTTTCACCCGACAGACGCCACGCCAGTTTAGTTGGCGCGCAGAAAATTGCTGGCGAGAAGTTTGTGGTCAAATTGCTGCACACTTGGTCAAACGAATTGCAGTTGGACGACAAGGCAATCGCCAACGACCTTGCAGATTATGCCCGCAGGTATCCAACCGAATACGTGCTTTACTCACGAAAAACCAGTGGCGCGGTTGCTGCCCGACTAGCACCCGCAGGAATTCCAGTTTTTGACATGGACAACGCTTATCCGCAAGCGTGTGACGAAATGCTTTCAGCGATTAACAGTGGTCGCCTAAAACACAGGGGTCAAAGCCAATTATCTGAGGAAGTTTTGGCAGCGGTGCAATTGCGTCGTGGGGACGGTGGCTGGGTAATTGGTCGCAGGGCTTCACAATCGGTCGTTTGCGGTGCAGTCGCGGTTGCACTGGTGACACACTTCGCGACACGCCCAGAGAATGATCTTGACATAATGGTTGGTTGATTCTATAACCCTGCAAGAATTCAGGCATGGGATTTACTGATCTATTTACACGCAAGGCTGATACCGCCGTCACGGTTGAAGCCGCACAGGTGGACGCAGCTGCTATTGCGCCGTACTACAGTGAAGTAGGAAATCTATTTCTGTTCGGCGGGATAGTAACTGCTTCACGCGCTGAAGCAATGTCAGTGCCAACAGTTGCACGTGCATTGGGGATTATTCAGACAATCGGTTCACTACCAATGCACACACGCAATGAAGCAACAGGCGAAAAGGTTTCACAACCGCGCGTTATCAACCAACCTGATCCACGAATTCCAGGCGCAACATTTTGGGGTTGGATTATTTCAGATTTATTCTTTCACCCTGCTGCTTATGCGTACGTTATGGAACGTTATGCAGACACAGGAAAAATCCGTGCAATGGAAAGAATTGCGCCTGAACGCGTAACTATTACAACGAATGGCATGGGATACGAAATTGCTTCATACGCAATTGACGGTGCTTACGTTGATCCTTCAAATTTAGTCGTATTCAATAACACGCAAGAAGGTTTGTTATCTCGCGCAGGTCGTACGATCAAGGCTGCTGCTGCACTTGAACGCGCTGCAATGAATTTTGCAAATGAACCAATTCCGCAAATGGTTTTGAAATCAAACGGAACTTCACTGCCGGCTGATCGCATTTCAAAGTTGTTGACGTCATGGCGAACTGCACGTGCAAACAGATCAACCGCATTTTTAAACGCTGACGTAACGCTGGAAACAATTGGTTATGATCCAAAGAATTTGCAGCTAAATGAAGCAAGAAATTACGTTTCGCTTGAACTTAGCCGTGCGTGTGGTTTACCAGCGTATTTCACTGATTCGCAACAGTCTAGTTTTACGTATTCCAACGCATTAGACAAAAGGCGCGACCTTGTAGATTTTGCTTTTAGAAATTACATGTCAATAGTGGAACAACGCCTGTCATTTCCTGATTTCACACCAGCGGGCAACAAAGTTTTATTTGATCTTGATGATTTCTTGCGTGGCAACCCTTACGAACGCGCGCAGGTTTATGAAATCTTGAATCGTATTGGCGCAATGTCAATCGAGGAAATCCGCGAGGAGGAGGACATGCTGCTATGAAAAAAGTCATAACACCAATGAAAATAACCGCTGCTGATTCAAACAGTCGCACCATTAGTGGTCGCATTGTGACATTTGAGGAAACAGGCAACGCTTCAATTGGCAAGGTTCAATTCGCCGCTGGTTCAATCGAACCGACTGCCGTTCTGTTAAACCTTGAACATGATCGTACCCGCAGGATCGGAAAAACTTTGGACACGTCATTGTCAGCCGATAACACAGGCATTGACGCAACATTCAAGATCGCTGAGACAACTGCCGGCAATGACGCACTTGTTGAAGCAATGGAAGGCTTGCGCGACGGATTTAGTGTTGAAGTTTCATTTGACGAATACGAAACACTAAAGGACGGCACAGTCAGAATTCTTGCTGGTGAATTGACTGCCGTTGCATTAACTAGCGAACCAGCAATCCGATCAGCCCGCGTTGAAACAGTCGCGGCAACTGAGGACGAACAGATTTCAGATTCAACAATTGAACCTGAAGTAATACCTACAACAGAAGGAGACGAAGTGGACAACACCGTCGCACAAGCGGAAGCCGTTGAGACGGTAGAAGCCGCACAGTCAGTCACTGCAACATCAAACAAAGTGGGCGGTTGGAAAGCCACACCACGCATTGAAATCACTGCTGCAAAGTACCTGGAAAACAAGGTTCTTGCTGCAACAGGTGATGAATCAGCACGTCAGTACGTTTTAGCTGCTGACAACACAACAGACAACGCTGGACTTGTTCCAACACGTCAATTGGCTGAAGTTATCAACGGACTATCAACAACAATCCGACCAAGCATTGACGCAATTTCACGCGGTTCATTGCCTGACGCAGGAATGACATTTGAAATTCCAAAGATCACTGCCGTGCCAACTGTTGCGGTTGTCGCTGAGGACGCAGCGTTTTCAGATACAGACCAAAACAGCGCGTTCTTATCAGTGGACGTCAAAAAATTTGCGGGCAGTCAAAAATTTTCCGTCGAACTCTTGACTAGAACTTCGCCGTTATTTTATGATGAATTGCTTCGTAACATGGTCGCGGCAATGGCTAAGGCGCAAAACGCATACGTCAATGGCTTGTTAATTTCAGGGGCGTCACTAGACGCAACAACAGTCGCAACATACCCAACCGCAACTGAATTGCTTGGAATTATTGGTCGCGGATCAGCAAGCGTTTACGGCGCAACTGCTGGACTTGCAAATCCATTTGCACGAAACATCATTGCTTCAACTGGTCAGTGGTCAAATCTAATGACATTGAACGACGCAGGTCGTCCAATTTATTCACAGGTAACAAACCCAATGAATCAACCTGGTGTTTCAGTTCCAACCAGTTTGACTGGGAATGTCGCGGGGTTGAATTTGTACGTTGACCCAACTAACGGCGGCGACGGAGACGGCACATTGCTGATCGTCAACCCTGACGCTTACACATGGTACGAAGGAACTTCATACCAACTACGCGCTGAATCAACTGCTGACGGTTCAATAACTGTTGGTGTTTATTCATTTGGTGCAGTAGCAACAAAGATCGCTGCGGGCGCGTTCAAGAATAACAAGGCGTAAGCCACACACTAATCATGCGGCGGGTTCTCCCGATCTCGCCGCAGCAGATCGAAAGGAACGGACATGCCAGTCATTGTCACTGCAAGCCAATTGCGTACGGTGCTTGGCGTGTCCGTTTCCTTATACAGTGACAGTTATTTAGACGAAATTGTCAACACCGCTGAAGCGGTAATTTTGCCAATGCTGGTTGCTAATACTTCAGCCGTCACCGCGTACAAACTAGATTCAAACGTCGCTTATTACTACACCCAGCGACCACATCATTTTGTTGCTGGTCAGTCAATCATTGTCACTGGAATTCCAGCACCTTTTTCTGCAACAGTCACAGTCGTCAAGGCTGAGGAATACTATTTCACCGCTGCAATTACAAATGCGAACGTAACGTTGCGCGAGATCATTCCAACAGGTACGGCAACACTTTCAGGCTATTCAGCAGCTGACATTTATGCAACTAGCGCGCCAATCGAATCGGCAGTGCTTGCAGTTAGCGTCGAAGTATTTCAATCACGCGTCGCCGCTGGTGGCGAAATTCAGGGCGTAGATTTTGCCAGTACGCCATACAGAATGGGTCGCAGTTTGACCAATAGGGTGTCCACATTACTTCAGCCGTTTTTAGACGTTGAAACGGTTTGTCAATAATGCCAGCCAACGCCATTGCCGATACACGCGCAGCCCTAGCCAACGCATTTTCATCACTAGCGGCAAGCAGTTATTCAAGCGTTCCCGAATCGCCTATTCCACCAGCCATTGTGGTTTTGCCTGACGCACCGTACATGGAAGTAGTGCTAATCGGTAAGGCAAAAACACAGGTCAAATTAAATTTCAAGATCACCGCAATTGTTGCTTCAAATAGCAACGCTGCTTCGCTAGACAATCTAGAAAAACTAATAATAGGAATTCTTGCGGCAATGCCCGCAGGATACGTTGTTGGCGTTGTCGAAAAGCCGACAGTGTTGGAAGTAGGACAAAGCCCAATGCTGGTTGCTGACATAAGCGTTTCAACGTACTACACCCAAACAAACTAAGGAGATAACGTGCCAACAACGATCATCACGGGTCGCGATTTAGTGTTGACGATCGCGACCGTTAACTACGACGCCCAGGCGACCAGCGCAACACTTGCGAACTCACCAACAATCACGACATACCAAACACTAGACGGCAAGGCTTACAAGCACATTGACGATCAGTGGACATTTGACGTCGAAATGCTTGCAGACTGGGGCGCAACAGGTTCACTATGCGAAGCCCTATGGACTGCTTGCGAAACTGCACCAAACACGACTTTAGCTGCTTCACTGACTGCCGCAACTGGCGCAGTGTTTGCGTTTAACGTTATGCCATTGTTCCCATCAGTCGGCGGTGCAGCACCTGACGCGCAGACTGTTTCGCTATCATTTACAGTGGTTGGAACCCCAACCGAAACATTTAGTTAAAAACTACTAATCGGGAGACAAAATGAAACTACCAATAACAATCGAATACAACGGTGGTCAAACAGAAACCTACGTGGCACAACCGCCTGAGTGGGTTAAATGGGAGACAAAGACTGGCTTCACGATCCAACAGGTTCAGGACAAACTTGGGATCGCTGACTTATTGTTTTTGGCGTATCACGCCATGAAGCGCAATGAAGCAGGGAAGCCAGTCAAACCGTTCGACGTGTGGGTCGAAACCGTGTCAGACGTAACGGCAGGAGTCGAGGACCCAAAAGTCACAAGCGCGGAAGCCTAAACCGACTCATTGTGGAACTTGCAATAGCAACGCGAATTCCAATGAGTGAGTGGTCAAGCGCGGAGGACATTCTTACGGCATTAGAGATACTGGAGAAGCGCAATGGCTGAGGACTTAATCGCCTATGACAAAAGCGACTTGCGCAAAATCTACGCCGCTTTCAAGGCTATGGACGACGAAGCCATTTCAGCAGCTAAACAGGAATCCAATGCGTTAGCGACCTACCTAAAGGGAAAGGTTGAAAGCGCAGCGGGTTCGGCAAACAACAAGGTTGCGCCAATAATCGCTGCTGGATCACGTGTTTCAAAATCGTCAAAGGTCGGTGAAATTTCATTTGGTTATGCCAGTCAAAAACTAAGCGGTGGCGGTACTACCCAAATGCTATGGGGCGGTTACGAATTTGGATCAAATAAATTCAAGCAATTTCCAGTGTGGTCAGGTCGTGAAGGTCGTGGGTCACGTGGCTGGTTTATCTATCCAACCCTGCGCGCCGAACAACCCCACATCATAAATGAGTGGGAAAATGCTTTCAGTCGAATTCTAAAGGAGTGGTGAAATGGCAATAGGCGGTTCACGTACTCTTAAACTTACCATTCTTGGTGACGTTGACAATCTTAGAAAATCCCTGAACCAAGCAGACGACGACGTTAAAAAATCGTCTAGCGGTTTGGGAGATTTCTCCAAGAAGGCAGGTTTGGCGTTTGCCGCCGCCGCTGCTGCGGTTGCCGTTTATGCGGGCAAATTACTCATTGACGGCGTTAAGGCTGCAATTGCAGATGAAGCCGCACAGGACAAACTAGCCAAAACACTTGAAAACGTTACTGGTGCAACCAATGCACAGATTGCAGCAACTGAGGCGTACATAACAAAAACATCATTGGCTAACGGAATCACCGACGACGTTTTGCGTCCGTCGCTGGATCGCCTAGTGAGAAGTACGAAAAACGTCACCGAAGCCCAGCAACTGCAACAACTTGCATTGGACATTTCTGCGGGTACAGGTAAGGAATTAAGTGTGGTTTCCGAAGCACTAGCAAAGGCACACGACGGCAATTTCACTGCCCTAAAAAAACTGGGTGGTGGCATTGACGAAAGCATTTTGAAAACAAAAGACTTTGACGCAGCTACTGCCGCACT